TCATTCCCTTGGGCTTGACCTTGCCACCGTTCTTCATTCCCTTGGGCTTGACCTTACCGCCATTTTTCATTCCCTTGGGTTTTATTTTGCCACCGTTACGGTAACCTTTCTTCTTCTTTTTCATAGCCATGTGAGTTCTCCTTTTAAAACTGTCTAACGGCACCTTTAGTTCTTTTACGACGATCAGGCATAATCGCCCCGCAACCTTTAGCCACTGCTGTACCTTTTTTTGACTTACCTCTAAAAGGTCTTTTTGGCTTAGTTGTTTTTATTTCACCCCCATTTTTTAAGTTTTTAACTTCTGCTTTTTTGGTGTTTTTGACAACTGTTTTTCCTTTTGCTCCAGCTTTTTTCTTTTTCTTTGCAGTCGCAGCTCTATCTTTTTTAGAAAGAGAACGTGCCTTAGACCTTGGAAGGCATCTGTCAGGGTTCTTCTTATCTTTTGAAGTACCGCAGGGACCTTTAATCTCACCATCGGTTCCTATCCTTACCCAATCTTGTTTCAACCATTTTTTAAGTTCACCCATTAGACTTACCGCGCTTTTTTCTAATTGCTTCTTTACCCTTTTTAGCGATTTGAGCTTGTTTTAGTTTTCCCGCTACCTTTGCTCTTTGTTCTAAAACTGTCAATATTTGTATCTTTCTGGCAAAAGGTTTCTTTATTCTTTTTACTTTTGCGACTGTGTCTCTGGCATCTTTTTCTGTTGCGTATTTTATAGAGACAGTGTCTTTAGGATTCTCATCCGTGTAAAGCCTACGACCACTTTTTTTAGGCTTTTTACCAGTTCCTTTTTTTGGGTCAGCCATTACCTACCTTTACGTTTGCCGCCCTTCGCTTTTTTAGCATAGTTCGGATCTTTACAATATTTAGATGCAGCAAGATTTGCATACGCTGATGGGTATGTATCAAAGGTTCTTTTTGCCCAAGCTTTACCCTCTGGACATATCTTACTACCTTTAGATTTAGCAGAAACTTTTCCGCCTTTTTTGTAATAGGTTAAACCTTTTGGTGTGCGCTTACTCTTTTGAGGCGGCTTCGAAATTTGCTGTCGCATCTGTGCCCTGGACATTGCCATATCGTATCTCCATTTGCGTTTTCATAAAATCAATCTGTGAGGCCATGACCTCTGTTCGTTTATCAACAGCGATCAAAGTCTTTGTGACCCAATCAGCCCAACTGTATCCAACACCTCCGACACCAATGATGAAAGCTGTTACAAGAGTTACTGTCACTTGTTTATTTAACATCTCCACCTTTTCCTAGCTTGTCTTAGACGTGAGTTTGGATCTTTAGCTGCTTTTGGAAACTTTTTCATCTGACCCGCAGATCGAGCACAAAAAGATTTACGACGTGCTTTTTCTGATTTAGTCAGACCCTTTTTCTTAGTCACCGCAGTTTTTAATTTAGAACCGGGATTTTTACGACGGTATGCTTTCACACCCGCCTCAGTCATTCCCGCCCCTTTTTTTGTGGGGCGGAAATTTTTCTTGTTTCTTTTTGGCATCTTATCGCGTTTACGCTCTGCCATTGTATTACCCAAAGAATCCAGTGATTGAATCAATATTAGTGAGCGTCACATGACACTCATCACTAAAAATCATACCATGATCTGGAATGGTAATCTGGTTATCATCACTTTGATGAAAAACCATTGATAGTAAAGTTGCTCCACCACTACCGTTTTTGAACACAACAGCAGGGGAACCACTACCCGCAGTTTTTACATAAAATGCTTTTAGTCTAGTTCGACCACCCTGTAATGTACCAGTCGCAGTAACTGTCTTTGCAGAAATAGAAGCAGCCATGGTGCCCTCCTATTAGCCAAGGTTATTGTTTTGAGCATACAAAATAGTAATACGGATCTCACCCGCAGAGGTTGCGGCAGAGTTAGTAACAGTTAAACGAATGTCTGCTGTTCCTGTGTCTTCCCACGCCAATGCACCACCAGATTCGGTAGTTGGATATTTACGTCCTGCGGTAGTTCCAATTCCAAATGTATTAACAAGAGTTGCTGCACCACCAACAGTGTCTCCAACACTTATATTTGTAGCCCCACTTGCTGCTGTGATAACGTCAAGCACACAATCAATAATTTGAGAGTTTGCAGGAATAACAACGTCTGTGACTTGTGCAGCTAATGCACCACCAGATAGATCCGCTGCAAATGTCTGAGACATTACTACTTGACCAGTGTTTTTAATGTTTGAACCAAGGGTTGTACCCGTGGTTTCTTTAATGGTTCCTGCTTTAATAGGACCAGAAAAAGTTGTTGTACCCATGTCGATCTCCTGTCTTGGGTTAGTCAGTCGCCCCATGCGACTGTCAGGGATAGTAACAGAATAACTTACTTTTAAACAAAAAGAAAGGGGCAACCGAAGTTGCCCCAATCATACTCGGAGGTAAACCTCCTATATCATATATTAGGCTCCAGGGGAACCAAATACACAACGTGGATCGCTGAAACCAAAGCTGTAACGTTCACGAGCTTTGAATCTCATATTACCTGTATCGAAGTCTGCCTCCATGCCAGTTGACATTGGAGTTCTTTCGAAATGGATAAATCCACGAGGAGCATCTGTAAGGATAAAGAACGCATCTGGATCAGTTAGGTAGTCGTTAACGGCGTAACCGTTTGGCAACATACCCATTGATCTTAGAGCATTTACATCATTATCCGCTGTACCAACACGAAGGTTAGAGACCATCAGACGTTCTGCAATGAACTGTAGTTGACGTGGAATAATTAGTTTTAATCCACGTAATGCAACTTTAAGTCCGCGCTCATCGACAAATCCTGCAATGTTGATCAAAGCATCTTCAAGAGATGTTTCGTTCAAATCAGCAGCAGTTGCAGGTTCATTGGCAAACGTACCACCTGAAGTAAGTGGGTGAGACGCATCACACAACGCAACGCCGTCACCACCTGCAAAAGCACCTGCGGTAAATGCGTTGTTAAGAACTGAAGCAGCCTTAACTTGTTTTGTGTGTGCCATTGAACGAGCCAATGCACGAGTATAACGTGAACCAAGACGATCATAAAGATTGTCTTCGATAGCCTCCTCAGTGATTGAGAATGCCAACGCTATTGTTTCGTGGTTGTAACGAGCAGTAAATGCTTCGTTAGCGTCGTCAAAATTTACTGCGCTACCTTCTGATTTAGTAGGTGCCGCTCCGAAACCAGACAACATAACTTCTTCTTCGAATGCTCGATCAGAAGCTTCTGTTGTATAGATCTCTGCATGTTGGTTTTCGTACCTATCGTACTCCATACCGAACAAAGCGTTGAGACCTGGTTCCAACTCTTTCGCTAGTTGTGCGCGAGATATAGCCATAAGTCAGTCTCCTTATACGCCAGTCGTTGAAACAGTACCACCTGCAATAGCACCATTTGGTGAATTGAAGGAGTTGTTTAAACGAACGATTAATGGAATACCCGCAGCAGTAAAGTCTGAGTTTTCAGGGTCATCTTGGATACCCATGATACGCAGATTTAAATTTGCGGTGACGGCGATTGTGCCGACAGCCAACTTAGCAGATGAGATACCTGTGGTTGTTGAACCAGAAGTAGCAGTTGCAAAGTTAGCATTAGCAAACACATGTCCTCGCGCAGTGGCTTCACTAGTTAGTGTGCCATCTGAACAAATTACATATGATTGTAATGGGTTGTCATACACAAAGGCTTTGACGGGAAAGTTGGTATCCGCGCCAGAACCGGGCCAGAAGTTAGAAAAAACTTTCTCACCAGTGGTAGACGAAACGTATTCAGTACCGGCAAAAACACCTACAAGACCTACAGTACCACCCGCAGCCGCGCCAACAATGTCAATGAAGCCAGTTGATAGCGGGATTACAGGAGAGCCTTGATAGATCGCGTTTGTGTTTCCGGCTGCTATACGATACTCGGTCGCACCATTGGTGTTGTAGCCCTGACCGACTACACCAATCGGACGAAGTCCGAATGCAACGTTAGTATTTGCCATAGTAGCAATCCTTTATATTAATCGGAGTCGCGTTCGCGGCCTCCGAAGGTTACACGACTTTGCCGACTATTAGAAATCGGCATCGAAGGATGTTGTTCCTTCATCAAGTCCTGATCCACAGCAGTCATTTGTTCGCGGGTTCGGCCCCCGTAATACTCGTTTCTCTCATGCGCTGTCTCTTCAGGTATGCGACACAGCATCAGTCCGCCTTGTCCAATCACTCCCTGATATTTGCCATCATCGATGACAGGAGCTTCATAATCAGGATATTCATCTGCACGGACAGGTTCCCATCCTTCACGTAGTTTAGAATGGACGTTCATCTTGTCCTCTTCGCCACGCATTGCAATTCGTACCCATCGATGCACAAAACCCATTGGGGCCTTTGGTGCTTCAAGGTGACTGGGCGGTGCCCACGGTTTTCTGCGAGTTTCTGTTTCTCGTGTTGCGTTTTTACGCGGTGTTCTTACATCAGCCATTTTTCTACTCCTTCACGTACTTGGCGTATTCTTCAAGAGGTACTCTTAACTTTTTCGCTATAGCAACTTGCGACGGAGTAAGTTTTACCGACCTGCGCCCCTGTTTAGTATTGCGGGATGCGGAGGAATTAGCAGAAGCGACCTGGCTTCCTCCACCCGATTTCTTAGCCGTTTGAAACTTATGCGGGAACTCTTTCCGCATACGGCTATCAACCTCACTATAATACTCTTCTGTGTTCGGGTCAAACCCTTCTTCTCCAGTAAGTTGTTCATGGAGCGCATATGCCGCTACCGTCATAATCTTATCTTCACCAAACCAAGTATTTTCATTTTTCCATTTTATAGCACGAGGGTCTGGTTGAGGTTGTTGTTGTTGTTGCACTGGCTGTTGTTGCACTGGCTGTTGTTGCACTGGCTGTTGTTGTGCCGCTTGTGCTTGTTGTTCTGCACGGAGTTTAGCAGTATTGTAACGCTGTGTTTCTACCGCAATGTTAGACAAAGCTTGCTGTGCTTCCACCATTTTATCGCTGTCGCCTGCGTCGTAGGCTTCTTTGTACGCACGTTTTGCTGCTTCAGTTTGCGATTGCAATCGCGTTCCATATTCAGAAAGATATCCAGTATCCAAAGCCTGCACACGAGATTTTAATTTTTTATTCTCATCGAGCAGTTCTTGAGAAACTCTAAGTGCTTCAGCCTTGTCTCGTTCCTCTTGACGATATTTTTCTGTGAGTTTTTTAATTCTGTTTTGAACACCTTTACTATACGAATCTAACTCTTCGTCACCAGTTTTAGTCTCTGGTTCTTCAGTAACCTCAACCTTTTCTTCAGTAGAAGCTTCAACTTTTTCTTCTTCTGGTGTTTCTACAACAATCTCTTCTTCAACTTTTTCTGTTTCTTCTGCCATATCTACCTCTTACACTTGTTTGATATCATCAGGCTCAAGAATCGTAGCAATAACCTCATCATCGTTAATTATACGAACCTCTCCGCCATCTATCTTGAATCGAGAGCCAGAGTAACGACCAATGCAAACCCATTGACCTTCCTCGCACCACGGCTCACAGTCAGCCCCAAACTTCTCTGGGTCTTTATAAGCTAACGGTCCAAGCTTCATCACGTATGCTACAGTTGTAGCCACGGATTCGCGTTCTCGCACTTCATCAGGAATATATAAGCCACTCGCAGTTTTAGCTTTGCCCTGATACGGCATAACCAAAACCCGCCAACCAGTCGGTTGCGGGAGTCTTTCGAGTAACGGTTTGTCTAAGAGGGACGGGTCTAGCACCCGTTCATTAGCGTCAACATATGCGCTATTCAAAGAATCAGAGGACTTAGCCTCTTGTTTTTCTTTGTTCATTTTCTGCGCAACGTGGTCAGGAAGATATAAGGTCTTCGACATCGTCTACGTTTTTCTCCAGCAGGGACTTGATTTCTTCTCGTGCAAAAGAGAGTCCCCGTATCTCTCCTACAGTCATCTTGTATTGCTCCCAGTCCTTTACGGCACCGTTTGCAAGAGCTGCGGACAAATCATTTTGCCGCTCTTCTAATTTTTTATACAGATATTTCGATAAGTCAACAACATCCATTACATAAACCAACCATAAATTTTGTGGGTTTCTTCTTTACGATGCTTCAAACCATTATACCCACCATTCACTCTTTTTGTGATAGTCTTTATAACATCATCGTTGACACCCTCGTCGCAGATCTCCCAAAGTTTATTCCTGTGAAAAAACCAAATAGCTGATTCCATGGGATATTTTGTAGCAACCAAGTCAGGATCTTTCATAATCTCTGGTAGATCCATATCCGCTGCAAACTGAGAATAGTTATTTTTGCCAGTGCACTGGAGAAAACCTCGGCCTCGATATAGCCACCCTTGTCCTTCATTTCCCATCCTGTCTCCGTACACACGGTCAGCAAGGGCTTGTGGGTTTCTAGCGCAACTTTCAGCATCACTCTCTGTTCTAAAGTATTTACCAAATACGGCTAATACAGATTCTTTGCTGTAGTTCAGGTTTTCTTCTACATATCTAAACGTACCACTCTCATGCACAAGCTGCCCAAGAAAATGCGCCCCACGCTCTGGATTCAGAGCATAGTGATGGCAAATCTTTGTTGCGGTGTTAGGGCCAAACGCACCATCAGGTGTAGCTCCAATCTTCTCTTGTAATGTCTTTAATGCTTCACTCATTACTTCTTACCTTTCAAAACTTTCTTTAGTTTTTTAGCTTGATTGGCATGAGTTTTTGAGGCTTTGCTCAAACCCTTGATGACTTTCTTTACAGTAGCTTTTTTTCTTTTACTTAATGTCATTCTTGTACAACCTCTTTTGATCCACAAACACGTTCATACACCATATCATCTGTGTAAGCTTCTGCCCATTTGTTTTCAGTGAAGGTACAGAAATACCACAGATCATTCACATCATCGTTTAGAATTTCTATGATGTCTTGCTGTGCGGACACTTGACCTTGAAGGTGTTCGATGTCGTGAACGATGTTGCTAATATACCACACCAAACCAACTAATTGCACCGCCATGGCAAAAACCAAAGCTACTGGTATCTTTAGATCACCCATGATTACCTCTTAAAAAACTTTTGTATTCCTCTGACACCAAACGATGCAGAAATTGCTATGCCCAAGCTGTAAAAATACCAGTCTGGTGCTTTTGAAAGCTGTTCAAACCCACGATCAACCCAACCTTCTGCACCTGGAATCCAACATAAAATCAATGGAATACTTAAAATAATTACAAAATATTCGTCTTTCCAACTCGATTGAGAACCCTGTGCCATTATACGCTCCCAGTCAGCAACTGAAGTCTCTTTACTAAGCATAATCTTTGCTTTAGCTTCGGCCTCTGTGAGTTTTAACTTTGCACTTGCAGCTTGTGCTTGTGACTTCGCATCAAGCCAACTTCCCGCTAGATTGGCTATCGGTCCAATGAATGACTGTAACATTAATTCTCCTCCATCTGTATAGCGGTCTTCTTGCTTTCAGCCTTTGCGCTATACGCATTAAAACCCATAAAAGCTGCAACCACCCCAGACGCAGCTATGACATATACACTTGCTATATCTGTTATTAAACTTGCTGCTTTGTCAAATCCAAGCACCGAAGCAAGCAGAATGATAAACGGATAGATCAACATGCCCATTAGCGCAAAGCCTGTAAACCTGCGCTCTGCATTGCGTTTAAGATCCCGATCAACCATTTCAAGTCTACGGTCTTCCAAGGCAAGCTTGTTCCATTCTGCTTTTTCTATAACACCGTTGTTATTCAAATCTGCTTTATCAAACTCTGTCATTTCTTTGACCTCGCATGTTTAATTGCAACTTTTTTGTCACGGGTGATTATAACAACCTTTCCTTGTTTGTCATATACAATGTATTTTCCACGCCGTTCAATAAGTATCACCGTTCAATTTTTATACACACCACTTTAGAGTTTTGGTTAGTTACCAATACTTTAGCTTCTTTTTGTGCTGCTTTGCAGGCTTCTTCACTTGAGTAACTATCCACATGGTAATGGTCAAAAGTTCCACTCACTAATTGTAACCATAATAGCACCCACATGATCACCAACGTCCTTGCCATTTGCCGATGAAATAGAAAATGCAGAACAGGATACCACCACTGAGGACAAAAAGAATAAACCCAATAGTAAAATTAATAGCCGCATCTATTCGCTCCTGTTTTCGGTATAGCTCTTGTTTTCTTTTTCGACGCATATCTGCTTCTATTTGCAGAACTTCTTTCCAAGCACTCGGCCCATAATTCCAAGAGATATGATCTTTGATCTCTGCCCTCATTTGTTCCATCTTCTTTTTGTTTGCAAAGATTTCTAGAGCAGTTTCTTCGTCCGATCCCTTGAATGTTTTCTTCCAAAAGGGTGGGTTCTTTTCTCTTTCTTCTAGATTAGAGAAGTCAGAAAAAGCTTTGCCCCACTGAGACAAAGTTCCCGTCATGTCTTGAAGATCCTTGCCCGTAGAAATAGCAGCTTTCAGCGTTTTATACGCCCCTGTCGCTAATGCAACGCAAGATACGGGATCCATTATCCCCTCCGTTGCGCCGCCTGACGCTGCACGTCAATGCGTTCACGGTTTACTTGATTACGGTTCTGGGCAATCTCTTCTTGACTTTCAATACGAGCGGCATCGGTTGCTGCACGTTGCTCCATTTTCTGTAGCTCCATCAACATATCGCCTTGATCGTCTTCAATCTTTCTCTGTAAATCTTTTTCTTTTAGAGCCAACTCTTGCATACGGATCTGAACCAGTGGATCAGCCATAGGATCATTACCTGTTGGCAACAGTCCAGGTAGAACCTCTGCCATGAGTTTTTCCATTTGCAATGATACCAGTGATTCCATTTGTGCCGGATCTTGCATATCCTGTTGCACTTTCATAATCTGTTGTTGTGCCGCTATTGGGTCAATAGCTCCACTTTGCGCTGCAAGTTCCGCTTGTCCTATGATACCTTTTATTTCTTCCATCACCATCTTACGTGCTTTTTGTGACACATGTTCCATGATGTGTGAGTAGAACGTACCCATAACTTGTGGTGAAGTCATAACCAGTGGTGTCTTCATAAACGCCATGTGTATGCGAATATGTATGTCATGATCTTGTTCTGGGAATGTATTCAGTATCTCTCCCATCAAAGCACGAGCATTCTCAATGGCGGGGTCAAGTGGCTGCGGCTGTGGGGGTGGGGGTAGTATCTCGTCGATATTCTGTACCTCGAGGGCTTGGTACATCCGACGATAAGCCGCGTGTAAATTATGCACTTGTGGATTTGATTGAGCAAGCTGCAACTGAGTTTGTGCCAACGTGACTCGCTGCGCCATTGAGAATATATTCGGATCACTGACAGGAACAACATCGACACGGTCATCGAAGTCCTGCGCCTTGATCATACGGTTACCACCCTGCACATCATAAGGGTATTCAGGTGGTAAGTTATCTCTAAAGATCCTAGCTAATACACGGAACTCTTGACGTTGCGAATAATGCAACCTCTTGTGTATTGCTGACATAACCTTCATGCCGCGCTCTAGCATAGCCACTGTAGTGCCCACAGGAGCCGCTGTGTTGCCGTCTCCAGTCTGTTGGTCTGCTAGTGAAACAAAACGTCTTCCGCCCTCTATGAGTGCTCCTAGAAGCTGTGCGAGAGTTGCTGACGGTTCTTTGTAAGGTAAAGGCTGAATAGCATCCCGTATGTTGCCGCCCGGTGCATCTATGTCCCGCCACTCACCCGGTTGTAACGGCTCGTCGTCATTGCGAACCCTTACGCCCCTAGCCTTGAATCCTGCCGGGAGGTTGGCAAGTGTACCCGCATCGATCAATTGTCGAAGGATACTCGTTGCCGCACGACCAAGACCACCAATCATGTGAATGAGTCCAAAGCCATAGAACCCCAATCCTGGCATGAACTTATAATGCACGAAATACTGTGTCTTTTTTGCAAGCCCTACGCCCTCTTCAAAGTTACGGCGAATGGCTAAAACCTGTCCCGATCCCTCGTCAATCGTCACGATATATGGCAACGCTATTCCTGTTGGCTGACCATCTGGACCCATGTCCTCAAAACCCTCAATGTCTAAATCGACATGCATTTCCAGAATAGTAAACACTTCATCTGTGTAGGATTTAGATGTGCCTTGTATCTCGTCTATCTTCTGGCGAACTTCATCCTCACCATCTTCATGCTTGCTTAGTTCTACGTCTTTGTAGAACCCTGCGATTTGCATCTTGCGAACATCATTCGCATCCATGCGAAGAACATGCGTAACACGAGAAGCAGTCGCCAGATCCGATGCAGCATAAGGTACAACCAGATCCTGCGCCGGAACGAATTTAGATACAGCCCTTTGTTTCGCTTCGTCAAAATATACTTTCTTAAACGTAGAACCAGACAACGGTAAATAGAATAACAACTGATCCATGTCTGGATCAAACTCTTCCATGACCTCCATGATCTGGTAGTTCATAAAGTTCTTTACACGACTAGCTTGTTCTTCTCTTTCTGCGTCTTGTAACCCCAAGACTTGTGTCTTTACTGGACCGCCTGATGGTAATAGTTCTTTGTAAGCCTGTGCTTGAAACTGTGTAACACTCTCCGCAATCAGCGGGTGCGTGACCCCAGAAGCCCCTTCAAACGGCTGAGAACGCTCTTCATGCTTGACACCAAGCTGATCCAAACCCTTTGTGTAAGTTTCTTCCCACTCAGAACGAGATTCCAAATCTTCTTCGTAAGATCCACGAAGATCCGACGAAATTTCCCCAAGATACCCATCATCTAATAACTCCGCTAAGTTAGCATTGTGTGGAACTTGTTGTTCTTGTTGTGCGCCCATGAGAGCTTCTGCCAAAGCTTGCACAACCGCGCCCCCTTGTCCATCGGGTATGACTTCCGCCCCACCATCAAAAGTCTCAGGCTGTGGTACAGATACATCAACAGACGTTGCGTCCGCTGCCATATCTTCGGGTCTGATCCCTGAATCTACGAGTGGTGGTAATGCCATTAGTAATACTCCCGTCTAGGACGATACTCATCGTGTTGCTCGTCTTCACCATGCAGCGATACAAATCCGCCCTGACGAAAACGCATCAGTGCTAAAGTCATACTATCACAAAAGTCATCGTGATCGCCATTAGGAAATGAAACAACTTCTTCAATAACTTCATCCGCAAATTTCTTATCTATTGGTGCCCATACTACACCTGCTTCAAACAATGGCGCAACCATGTGCATTCGCGTTACCTTATCACGACCTTTGCCTGGCGCAAAGCCCAAAGCAGGAATACCACGTAAACGTAGCTCGTCAATCAACGGTGTACCTGTAGCTTTTGCCTCCACAAGCACCATGTCTGGCTCCCAATATTCGTATTCTTCGTAGGCTTTCTCTTTTAATTCAGGGAAATTCCACCGCCCACGCCGCGCATCCATCAATACGATGTTGTCTGGCCCACCTTCTTCTGGTTCAAAGATGCCCCACGTTGTAATCGCGCTGTAATCTGCGGATTCTTTCTTGGAAAACGCCGTATCATAGGACTGAAGTATGTATTTTACGGGCGGTATCTCCTCTTTTTCCCACGGTTGCCACCATTCTCGTTTAACTATGGCAGATTCGGACGTAGTTGGCGTTTGTTGCCACTGTGCGTTCCATTTTCCTACAGGTAACGACGCTTTGATGGACAACAATGCGTCTTTTTCCCAAAATTCAGGCCACAATGGTTCGTCAGACGGCATGATTGCAGGAAATTCCACCACTTCCCACTGATCTGCCATGACATCACCGCCCTGTGCCGCTATCAAACGGCCTGTCAAGTCTTTTTTACCCCATCGAGTCATAACAATTATGATCGCACCACCCGGTTGAAGCCTCTGTCGAGGCCCAGAGGTGTACCATTCGTATGCATTGTCGAATGCACCCTCGCTCAGAGCGTCCTGTTCCGAATGAGGGTCGTCAATGACAAACAAGTCCGCACCGCGACCAGTAACCGCCGCTCCAACACCCGCTGCAAAATACTCACCACCCTTGTCGGTTTGCCATTTACCCGCTCCTTTGTTGTCTTCTTTCAGATTAGTATCAGGAAATATGTCTTTATATTGTGGATCGTCTATAAGATCTCGAACCTTACGTCCAAAACGCACCGCCAACTCAGTATTGTGCGTTGCTTGAATGATTTTAAGCTTCGGATTTCGTCCCAGAAACCATGCAGGCATCAAGAAACTAGCAAACTCAGACTTAGAATGACGTGGTGGCATGTTAATAATCAGCCGTTTGAGCTTTCCTTGCGCCACCTGTTCTAGTTTTTCTGCAATAATTCTGTGGTGTCTGCCCTCAATGAAGTTTTCATACACATGATGAGCGAAAGGCATGAACTTTTCAGAGGCTTGTTCTCTCAGATCAAGCCGTTTCTTGGCCTCTGTTAAAGCCAGAATCTCCTTTAAGGCGTCTTCTGGTAAAGTTTGTAAGTTCATGCGCTACGTGTTGTTGGTTTTACCCGACTTCTTGAGGTTGTAGTTGTAGTTCTAGTGCGTGATCTTGGTATCTGACGACCTATGTTACCCGCCAAACCTGTTGTGGCTGTTCGTCCCACACCATATGTTCTACGTCCTGTTGTGGTTGTAGCTGTGGTTATCTTTTCACACATGATGCCATCAGGAGTTTGTACTTCTTGATACCCCTCTGGACACTCTGTAATCGTATTACCATCATCATCTATCTTAGTAACTGGTGGAATTAAAACAACTGGTGGCTCTTCTTCTGGCGGATCAACCGTTACCACTGGTGGCTCTTCTGGTGGCTCTGGAAACTCGCCCACTTCTGTTAAAGGTTTCACATCTACTGGAGGTGTTACCGTTACAGGAGGTTTTGGAGGTTTTTCCTGATCTGTTGGTGGCAATGAAACAACCGTCTCGGTTCCAATACTCGTATCTGTTTCGGGGGTTACTTCCATGTCTATCGTAACATCAGTGTCTTGATCTGGGGTGACCTCAGTAGAAATCTCTGGCCCGAGGATCTCGCCCTCTAGACCACCAACCTGTCTTGCTGAACCGTCGTCATCAATAATAACTTCAGTGCCCGTTGCAGCAGGGAGTGTGTCACCGTCCGTTGTGGCAGGAACTTCTACAGTTGTGTCACCGTCTCCAACCTGAGTGATCTCAGACCCAAAATGAATGTTATTAGGGTTGTCGTTGGTAGAATTGTAAATTTCAATAGGACTCTGCCCTGATTCTGGAGTATTTGAATAAGTGATCTCAGTACCAGGGACAGGATCTCCTGCTTTATTAGGACCGTAATTTTTAGTGAAAACCAACTGAGCTTTGTTCGTAGTCCCTGCAACAGGCGTAAACTGATACAGTCCAGGTTCGCCTTGTTGAAATAAGGATCCAAATTTTTGTTTGTCTTCGTTTGATACAAAGATTGTTTTACCGCTTTGTGGCTGTTGTACAAACTCACCACCTTCTTCGTCAGGAGCACGGTTTCTAACTGTAGTTCCATCTCCCGTAACAGTGTAAGTAGAACCACGGGCTGTCGTAAATGTCGTGCCTGTCGGAGCAGGTTGATTAGGATTATTGTCTTGAGCAACAGCGGCAATACCCTCTGGAAGACTAGATGTATCAATGTCTGGTCTTGAACCCGGTGTTAAGGATCCAAGCCCCGCTACATCAATGTTTGGTATAGTCGGATCTTGCGGTGCAGATGGCACAACTGGTGACGTGTCTATTCCCGTAGGTAGAACTGGTTGTCCGGGTGCCCCCGCAACATTAAACGCAGGTAATGACGGAGCAGCGGTATCTATACTAGGACCTGTAGAAGGTGCAGGTGGTTGATTAAACATTTCCGTTGCCGACCTTGGAACAGCCTGATCGCTAGATATGCCAAGTGCTGCATTTACAGCTATACTATTCAAATCATTTTCTGACAGTCCAGTCGCTGCTTGTAAATCAGATATAGTTTGTGGAGACACTGTTCCCGTTTGTTGAATCTGATCTTCTATGACCTGCTGTGCTGCAATCACATCAAGCGAGGTTGCCGAGGAGTCTAGTCCTTGTGGACCCTGTAACAATCCCGCAACTCTATCTTGCTCTATGTCATAGGACG